ACGCAGTAGTCATGCAATACATGGTCAATGCGTGCACGCTGCTCGTTGCCCCAATCAATGCCTGTATGGATGTAGTTCACAAGCGCATCATCTTGCGTATTCAGTCGCTTCGCTACCATACTTCGAGGTAATGTCAGCGTTGGCAACGGTGGTAGTGTCGGTCGTGGTGGCGGTGGCGTGTAGTTCAGTGGCACATCGTCCACCTCGATATTGTACTTCTTACCCAACCAACGAATCGCATCAGGGAATGACAGTTTCTCGTGCTCCATCAAGAACTTCACGCTGTCGCCAGCGGCATCACACTTAAAGCACTTGTAGACGTTTTCCTTTGGATAGACGCTGAAGTTTCCGTATCCTTTATCATTGTGAAACGGGCAGATGCCAACGTAGCGCACGCCGCCCGCTTGTTTCTTCAGTTTCACGTCCGGAAAGTCACCAATGACTTGCTCAATCCTCGCCGTACCAATAATATGGTCAATGATGTCCTGTCTTATCTTAGCCATAATCGCTCAAAAAAAGATTACTGTAAAGCCAAACGTGCGCATGTGCGCGTCGCGCGGGTGAGGGACGCTTGCCCCTTGCCCCGCCGCCCCCACCTGGCGGCATGGGGCATGGTGCATGCGGACCACGCACGAGTTGAACCTGTGGTTTAACCCACCTACCCCTTTAGGGGTAGAGTGGAGTTGGTTTAACTCAGAACGGCAGGTCTTCAGGAGGTTGCAACATGTAATATCCACCACTCTTGATTGTACTCTCTTCAAGGTAGCCCATGTTGATTGCTGCCATCAGGTCGGACTGTTGTTTGCCGTCGTTCTTCTGACCACCAATCTCACCGAATATAGTCTTCTTGATCTGTGCGCGGCTCATCGGCCATTCGTACTGGTTCTTCGCCTGCTCAATCCATTCGCGGATGAGTTTCACGTCGTCACAGGTAGGTTGTTCTTTGCTCTTACTGTTCAGGTTTGTTCCCTTTGTAAAGATACGAGGCACACCCAACAGACCGGCATCCTCAGTAATCTCGAATGACCAGTCGTCCATGTCCTTGTCGCGGGCATCCTGTTGTTTCACCGTGAACGTCACGCCTTCAGGCTTCTTCGACTTGATAGAGATGAGCGTGTCGCTCACCTTATTTCCTAACTCAGTACCGATCCAACCACGCATCTTCGCCTCTTCGCTGTCATCCTTGCGCCCTGGGTTCTGGTGAAGGGCAAACCAGATGCTCATGTTTCGCTCTTCTGCCAAACTACCAAACTCGTCGAGAATGGTGGTACCTGATTCCTCGTCGTTGATACTTGCCAACAGGTCTCGAAGACCATCGACAAACACCACGTCGGGCTTTATGGCTTCAATCGCTATTTTGATGAGTTCGTAGCGTTTTTTGTATGGCTTGTCAGCGTCCTTCGGCATTGACTTCAACCACAGCACCGAGAAGCGGTCTTCTGGGAATGGTTGGTTAAGGTCAACGCCGCACAACCAGTGGACGCGCCTCAGAACTTTGGCACTCGACAGCTTCTCCATCTCTGTGTCAACGTACAGCACCTTCGGCAGATGACCCAGGAAGTCAATGGTGCGCTGTGGTACCGTCAACCCTGGTAGGTATTGCTGAGTGCGTTCGTTGTCGCAGCCGAGGATTGCAGCCATCAGTTGTGTGAAGACAAACGATTTACCATTCTTCTTCTGTCCTGAGATAGCACCCAAGCCACCAATCTTCGAGAATGGCACGCCGTTGAACTCCAACATCGTATATGGCTCTGGATAGTCCTCTCGCGGGTCCAGTAGGTAGGGCCTTAACGTGTCCCATCTGATTTGCTCAGGTGTCCGCGTTTCTGGTAAGTTCTCATTCATGGTTTCAGTAGTTTCTCTCGTTCTCTTTCTACTCGCAGCAGTTTTTTCATGAGAATTTCTTCTCGATGTTGCTTATAGTATTTCCGCTGCTTGACCAATCGTTCATCACGTTGCCGCATATAGCGTTCTCGGTCAAGTCGTTTTCTCCTCTCTGACGGACCCTCATGCTCCATGATTTCGCACCTTAATGCCGTCTATCATATCACTAATCGACCAGTCGCCACAAACGTCGTCTTTCTTCACTGCCTTGTTTCGTTTAAGAAAGACACAAATTCTTCTCGGGCCATCAGAATCTAATGGCTCATGATATTTGCAACTTGCACAGCATTTCTTGATTCTTACGCCATTTTTGTTAAGGACATATTCTGTGATAATTCCATTATTTGTTTCCATACCTTATGTGTTTAATGTTAAGAGTGGTAGCCCGTAGGCCACCACTCACTGAAAAAATCGAAATCAGAATGGCAAGTCATCGTCGTCAGTAGTTTCTTGTGGTTGGAATGGATTTGGATATACTACCTGAGTCTTTGGTGCGATAGCCTGACCGAATGCACCCTGTGGCTGTTGTGCCACCGTTCCAGCCGCATTTCCTGCGGGCATAATCTCCAGTCTGTAACACCTTAGTTCATTCATAGTCACCGTACCGCTCCCGTCGCGCTTCTTTACATCCTTCACATTATGACTGAATCCGCACCTGCACTTAATGTCGAGCACGTTCAGCTTCACGCTTCCGTTCTCCACGACAACCTTGCCGTCGTCACCCTTCACGCAATACTGCCCAATCTGCGACATCAGGTTTTGGTCCCACGTCTCCAGCAGCACCTTGTCTTCCCAACGCTGCTCACCGCTCTCATAATAAGCAAAAACAAACGGCAGGCGTTTCCACTCGTTGCCGTTCTGACTGGTGCCGCTCCTTACAGGCAGCACCCTTGAAATTCTTCCTTCAAATTCCATAATTAATATATTGATGATGTTAAAAGTTTATGACTATCTTTTTGTTATGCTTGTAGTACTTGATCGTGAGTGCCGAACGGCCAGTCATATATGCCATTCGTCGCTACAATATCTGGTATAGAGTTGTAGTCGTATATTGACGTGCAGCACTTTGGCCAATGTTTAAACCTTTTCTCCTCTTTTTTGCACCAAGATGTCGGCAATCCCCTTGCATCCTGTGGCTCACTGAGGAAATCGCCTGGTGGTATTTCGTAGAATAGCGGAGCCTTACTGATCATCATGTCGATATATGACTCCGACAGACTCTCGCAATGCTTTACCGCTCGCTTCATCTTCACCACCCATTCAGGCGTAAATGGACAATGCCACACGCCTCCGCTTGGAGTGCCAGAGTCGTAAATCATATTAAAAATTTCCTGCTATTCCAAGCACTACCAAAAATGCAACCACAGCGATGTGTGTGTAAACCACTTCAGCGTTCGTCACTCTCTCACCTGCCAGAGTAGTAAACATTATGTTTGTCTTACTCATCCATTTGTTCAATTTCTCGTTCATAGTTTTATTATTTTAAGTTTACTAAAAAACATGTCCAGTGCCTTGTGGCTTCGCCGCAAGGAATAAAGAAGAGCACGACCTTCACAGGCAATGCTCTCATTCCTATGCTTAACAGAAAAAAAACTTTTCTCCCCTCTGCGTTCTCACGGGCTTGGGACCGTCACAACATGGTGGCCGCATTAGAGTCTTACTCACGCTGCTGTCTCGGCTCCACCTGCGCTTTCCTCGCATCATCATCGCCTGTCAGATTGCTTACACGCTACCGTATCCACTCCAGCTATTTGCCTTCTGTGCCACTTTGCTGCCTCCGCTTGACCTGTGGTTAGTCTTGCCGTTCGCCTGATGGTACACGTACCAACTGACTATTCCATGCACTTTGTGGAAGGTGGCGGACTCGAACCGCCTGCTCATCCGAGGCTTTTCAGGGAATCACCGCCGAGGGGTAGAACTGCCGTAGCATTTATTCGGTCGGTGGGCCAAGCATCCCCCTTATTTCCAACTTTGCCTGTTTGCGCCAACTATCCAGGCTTTTACCTCCCTTTGTTCTGTATGTCGCTATGCCGTAGCGACCACTTGCGCCTTGCACACCAGATTCTCAATCTCGCCATTGGCGAACATTCTCTGAATCTTATTCCTGGGATATAGGTAGATATTCCCGTGTGTCTTACCGCTCTCATCTGTCACTTTCGGAAGCCGTCTCGGCAATGAATGCCCGTACCTATTCAACCATGCAGGTTTCAGTGTCCCGAAGTGCTGACAAAGTTGGTCACCAGTCAGCCACACCTCTGAGTACATTTCCATCTCTTCTTCCATCGTGCGTCTGACCACAGACTTAATCTCCATCATCTCTTCCAGTGTCATTGATCCTATGTTTTTAGTTATTACCACCGTTCCACGTCGCGTCAGCGTCAGTTCATGCTATCCTCGTGATAGTCACCGTCCTGCGCATAGTCCCCTCAACAGCCGGACTGATAGGTGCCGAAAACCTCCATCCGTATGTCTTCGAACGGTCTTTCATCTGTCCGGCCAAC